TGGCACTTATAGTTTGAGTCCACCAATTTCTTTTTTCTGCCATAACTTAAGTGGTTTGTCCTAGTATTTATTAGTACCCAGAGACAAAAGTGTCGGTAATATCAGTATCTGGTGTTGTTGTAACCTCTACTGGTGCTGCACCAATGCTTTGTGCTCTTGTTTCATAAACTCTGATTCCTGTATTTCTGTTGCCAGCATATTTAATTCCAGCATCAAAAAAGACATTTCCATAGTACTCTCTTCCATCCACATAACCTTGACGAGTAAAACCAACAAGGTCATATACCTGAACAACACCAACAGCAGGTGGTTCTTCTGGTATCTGTGGATCTCTGGTTACCTCAAATAATGGAACAAAAGATGCATTGACCCCCGTTGTTGATCTCATTGATATATTTGGAAGTTCTGTATAACATCCTTTATTGACAATAGTTACAGATCTAATTCTGCCGAAGGTATCGCACTGATATGTAAGTTTTGCACCATTACTTGGTGTTACAACTAATTCATCTACACCACAATTATAATTGATTCCTGGATTTGTGACAAGAATTTCTTTTATACAGATGCGAGCAGGGTATTGTGGAACTGTTTGTCCTGGTGGTAAGTACCCTCTTCCACCATCTAACACAATTACATCCACAACTCTTCCATTTTCCATTCTTGGTTCTAAAACTGCACCACTTCCATTATCACAATCATCTATTGCTTGAACTCCAGGTGATGTAGTATATCCATATCCCCCATCAATAATATCAACAGCAAGAATAACACCATTAACATCAACAATTGGGTTTGCTTTCGCACCAATCCCACCGCCGCCATAGAAGTTAATTCTTGGTGGACCGCAAGGTTTGGGACCAGTATCACAATTTGGTGTTCTCTCCAGACTTGCTGTTGTTAGTTGATTGACCTGTTCAATACCCAAATATCTAATGTTTGCATCTGCATCAACAAACACATACGTTGTCTTTGGATTTGCTTTCTCATATTCATTCGCATCTTCAATCGTAAGACCAGAGATGTAACCTTCCGTCTTACTGATGTATCCTACTGTGATGAGGTCTCTAGATGGTGGTACTATTTTCATCTCTAACCTCCAGGAGTGTCATATCTCGGATCAAATCCTGCTCTTGCAAGAGGATCTCTATTAGGAGCAGATGCCCTTGCTTGTGCTGCTTTTGCAACTCCTACATTGCTGGGTTCATCAGTGCTTGGTTTACCACTTCCACCTTCTTGTAGGGTATGAGTTTCATTTGGTGAACATTTCGGAAGAATATCGCAAGAGAAGATTCCAGTGATGGCACTAATGAAACTTAATGCTGCACCAATATCAAACCCACCTCCACCAAGAGCACCAAGAGCACCAAGATTTGGAATACTGGGGAGGTTTGGAATATTTGGAATTCCTCCACCTCCTCCAGAAGTCCCTGGAGTTCCTGCAGAACCAGCTGCCGATGTTCCCTCATTCGTTCCCAATCCATCTAGTGAATTCTGAATGTCTTTTACTACAGGAAGAACCGCAGCATCAAATCCTTGGATGATATCGTTTAAGTTTTCTCCAAGAATTTCTCCGACTAACTCCTCAACATAACACATTGGTGTTGGGTTATAGTATCCTTCATTTGGGAACCAAGGAATATCTCTGAATTGGTCGGTAAGGAATGGTTGAGCATCTGCAGGTGGTGGAGATTGTGCACTTCTTCTTGCGAAAGAATTTTTGAGTGCTGCCTCTGCAGAATCACAGAGAGAAAGACCGATCTTATTAAAGATACAATCAATAATTTCCAAACCTTTGATCAACTTATCAAGTATCTCAATTTTGATAGTTGGTGGTGCATTCTTAAGGAGTGGTTTTAATACTTTGGAGTAGAGGTCTGTTATAAAATCTTGGACAAGACTGAATAATGTTTTTAAGAACTTTGCAATTTCACAAGAAGCATCTTTTATTAGAGAAGCAATATCATTAACTTGATTGATCAGACTATTGACAACATTAATATCAGATTGAATTGCGGCAACATAATCTTGTATTGCTTGTTGTATCTTTTGTATTTTTTTGATAACCTCTTCAATGGTATTTTGAATCCCTTTCATAGGACTCTTTTTCTTGGGATCTGGACACCAAAGATAGTGCTTTCTTTTTAATACCTCATCCTTTCTTTTATCTGCTGCTGTCTCTTGGTGAGTTGCAGCAGGACTTTCTTTTGTTGGTGCAGCATTAGGTGTTGGTGGATTGGCAGGATTATTCCCACCAGTTGGTTGTCCACTGGGACTTGTACCAGATGGTCTCTCTGTTACAAGGTCATTATCACCAACTTTTTTGGTTGGATCAGACCCAGAATTAGCATGACCACTCTGGGATACAAAGTTAGATCCACCAGATAGTGCTGTTTGAGTTGTTTTTGGAATTTGTGCATTAGCACCAAGAACTCCCATGATGACGGGAACTTGTTGATCCTGTCCATCAAGGAAGAATCCAAACACAAACATACCCTGCTTGATTGCGGGAGTTTGATAAGATCCACCTTGTCCACCACCAGCAGTGATGGGGTACATAACTTGAGCCCAGGGGAGTTGGTCAGATGGTATGGAAGACTCATCCTTGTCATGTAGACCGATGATTCTTACCTTATACCTGTATCCCCAACCAGAATTATCACTCGAACTTTGGTGCTTGCTCTCAATTACATTTTCTCGCCAGGTGGAATCATCGGCAACTTGACCAACCCACCACAGAAAATTGCCACCTAAAAAACCAGGATTAAAGAGAGCACCGCCTTCCATTCAGATCAGTCCTCGTAGATTCTGCACTCTGATGCATCTGGGTGTGAATCACAATACATTTCTAAAGGTGTTGGATCATGGTCTTCATCAGGGTGCTTTGCCTGATACTGTTCGAGGTGATCCAGTTCATCTGCTACATGACGACGCATTTGTGGAGACAATGTTCCATTCTCCAGCAAATCTTTGTCATTATTAATGTGTTGTTGAATGCTTCTGTCCGTCATAATGGTGCTTTAGTTGTGTGATTTCCTTTTCTTCCAAAAGAATCTCTGACGAGATTCAATTTTGTATATGTTTCTTTTTGAGAAATGTAGTGACATAAGTCTGCTATAATATATAGACCACCTTGTTCCCTGTTAACTTCATCATTCTTTTCTGGTCTTAATCCAGGAGTGTCCAGGAAAATTACATCACCAGCATGTAAACTAAAGTCTCCATTGATGGTGATTGTTTGCATTCCAGCAAACATTTGATTATAGCGACGAATTGCTTGATTCAGAACATTCTTTGAGTCAAAGTTTTGTTCTGTTGATTTACTTATTTGTTGTTGTGTGTTCCCAGAAGGAAGAGTTCCAGTGTCAACCAACATATAGGTTGTTCTGGTAAAATCAGTCTTAAACTTATCATTGAACTTTGGTAAGTCCTTTCCTCCTAACTTTGTCCCTTTCTTTGTTTCCTCCGCAGTTTGTTTGATCACCTCATAATAGCAGTTAAATGGATCAAAGACAACTAATCTTGTTCCATATGCACCCATCTGAAATTTTTCTTGGACATTGATATTGTTGTCTGCTTGATGCTGAAGAACCTTCCCACTGTATCCTGCGGGAACTTTTCCATCCTTGTCACTAGAATCATTGAACAGGAATGATTTCTTTTTCTCTTGTGCAAATAATCCATCAATGGACTTGAACTTGAATCCCTCTGAAGTCTCAAAGAAAAAGAACCCAGCACTAGATCCTTTCTTACTATCTTTACCAGAGATAGATGCTTTTGATAACCAGTTCAGAACATAATATGGTTTGCGATTGTTTCCAATAAAATTATAATTATTACTTGTCTCTTCGATATCAAGTTTCTTTTTGGTCTTCAGTGATGACTTCAGTATCTTACTGATATGATCTGATATCTTTCCATCAAGTCTGAAGTTGACCCTTGAGTCTGCTTCTTCATTTTTTATGAACTCTTCAGATACCATATTGAGTTGAACTCTGGTCTTCCGTGTGTCTTCATACACTGGAGTGACTTTGTTCACATATAATTTTACTTTGATTTTGTTCTGATTATTATCCTCAAATGCTAGATTAACTTCCTCTGTTCCAACAATAGGAAGTCCTTCAATCGCAGACTTATTATCAACAGCACCACCAGTATCATCAAAGATCACTTCTGCTTTCACTGTGTCTTGCAGAATGCTTTCATAATACATGAGTTTTTCCAAGCGTGGACCTGGTGCTGATGTACCACCAAGTAAACTCACTACTTTATTCTTGTCTTTGTTAGACGTTATTTCTGCTTTTGTAATGAAAGAAGATTCTGCCTTCTTTGATGTTCCTGTGTCTGCCATGTCTTATTTCTCCTATCTTATTTAAGCACCTTTGTAAAGGATGTCCATCGGTTTGTTCATGTCTCCCACAGGAATTGGTATGAGTGCAGCAGAACCAGCAGAAGATTGACCATATGATTGTGAACCACTTGGTTGCTGAACAAATACCATCTGTGGTCCAAAGATATCTTCATATGGTGCATAGTCTGCAATGGCACCTAACACACCAGCATATGTACTTGCTTGGTTGATTGCAAGTAACATATTTTTAATCGGTCTGTAGATAGAACTATCAGTATCAACAACGACTTCTCTTCCTCTCTCACCCAGTGTTGCTCTGTGAGGATAACCTAAAGTCTGACCACCTCTAGCATATGCAACGTGAACGTGGTCAGCATGTCCTCTTGGTTCATTACCTTCATGGGCGAACTCTACAGGTTTTACTCCTTTCTGTGCATTAAACTCTCTTACTGCTGCGATAATTTGAGTTTGATCATCAACTCCATCACCAACTTTTCTTCTGAATAGGTTTGGACCATATCCACCAATGTCAATTGCTCTTCCACCTTGAGAACGATAGTGTAGTGAATTAACTCTGTGACCAGACTCTGGGGGCCATGGTGGGTGTTCTGGGTGTTGATGGACGCCAGATCCCCATCCACCCAATCCTTTAGAATCCAAGAATCTTCCAAGTTCGCCAGCAAGTTTTGATCCTGCTCCAGCATTTGTCATGGAAGCATTTTGAGTTTGTATATTATTGTTAGTGCTGGTGGTTTGTTGTGACATCAAAGTTTGTATATCACGCGAAGATCCAACTACTCCTGCATACTGATTGAGTAATCTTTTTAACTTGAATGAATATCGTGGATCAGTAGCATAACCCTCTGCTCTCAACATATCTGCTGCAGCAAAAGCACTTGCAGCATTATTGACGCCACGATAACTCTTGTAATCCTTGTACCATTGTGTAACTAAATGATTGACAGCATCTTGTGGTGTCGCAAAATTCTTAAATCTACCAGCAGTGTTTACAGTTACACCACCATAAACTTCTTGTGTTTTGGAAAGAGTTGCTGATTCATTTTTTGTTGCTTTGATTCCAAAGAAATTATTTTGAGCTGATAGTGCTCTACCCCAATCTGATTCCAATGCAAATTGTGCTGCAACCAACTCTGGGTATTTTGCTCCAGAATTTTGTGCCATTGCATAGAATGCTTTCCATTTCTCTGCATTAGACCCTGTAATTGGTCCTGCTTGTTGAGACTGTCCTGTTACTGGTTGTTGTCCTGGCGATGGTCTTTGTTCTGGTGCTGCTCCTGCGGTTAAAGATTCTTTCCCCTTGAAGAAAGTATCATATAACCATCCTCCACCATAGTCACCAGCAACTGATCCCAAAAATCCACCAATTGCCGTTCCAACAACTGGAATAATAGATCCAGCAACTGCTCCAAGAGCACCAAAGATTGCAGATCCAACTGCTCTTAATGCTGCTTTACCAACAGGTTCTTTAAAAATAAAATAACTGATTAAGAAGTTAACTAAAGGACCAATGATTGGAATTTTTTTGATAACAGGAGTTACCAGTTTCAATCCATTAAATACAAACCTTGCACCTTGCTTACCAAATAATTTAATTAAACCTCTTGTGGCAGATTTTGCTAATGGTTTTGCTGCTTTCGTTGCTGCTTGTCGTTTTAATTTGTCTTGTGCCTTTGATGCTGCTTCACCAAACCCACCGAATGCCATTGCAGTGATGAGTGTATAGTTAGCAACTTTTTTAAATGAGTCAGCAAAGTTCTCTAACTGCTTTACTCCACTCTCACCAAACAAATCTCTAGTTTTAGATTTCAATCCATCATACATTGAATAACTAGAGTCTATAAATGTTACTAACCCATTGAGTATCTTTCCACCCCAATCAATAATAAAATCACCTGCTGCTCCTGCTGCTTTAGCAAATATCAATAACTTCGGTGCATGATCAACTAAACGGTATGCAAAGAATCCAAGAAGCACGCTGCCGATAAAGTTTTTAATCTTATCCAGGAAACTCATTCCTGGAATTTTCTTGGATTTCTTTTCCTTCTTTTCTGCGTTTGGTTTTGTCTCTAACTTTTCTTCTTTCTCTGCTCTCTTTTCCTTTTCTCCTTGTCTTAATTTTAATTTCTCTTCTTTCTTCTTATCAGCAAGTCTACTCTTAAATACTTTATCAACATCTATAACTTTGGTCCTTACCTTTAAGAGACCATCGGAAAGTGGAGATGAGAATGCACCAGGAGCAGATGGTTGAGAAATTTTTGCAATCGCTCCACCTGAACTGGAGGGAGGTAAGAGTTTTGCCATATCAGCCTACCCCCAATGTCTGACGCTTTGGACCAGATCCTGGAGTAGAAGCACTAAAACTAGGTATAGATGCACCGCGAGCAGGTTCTGCAACTGCTCCACCACCTCCACCAGATCCTGGTACTGGTAGGAATGCAACTTGTGGTTTTCTTCTGGTTGGTGGACTGATTGGTGTTCTTTGGACTTGATTATTAGCAACACTCATTCTTCTCCTTGATCCTTGACCAGAACCAATGGAATACTTTCGGTTGTCCTCACTATAAATGTTTGTTTCGCTACTCCCGCCCATAATCTTTGATGCACTCAAATTAAATTCATTGGGAGTGCCAGATGTCCCCATTAAATTATTCACAATCATTGCCATCGGGGCAAGGATAAAATTATCCACAGTTTCTGTCATCATCTTTGGTAGTGATGGCATCTTCACAGTCGCACCTTTGGTGAGATTTTTAATTGTACTTGCTCTCTTGTTAAGTTTACTCTTATTAGGAGAATAATTTTCTTTCTCTGGTATCATTCCACCACCTTGAGCCTTGGTAATTCCCCTAGACATTGTGGGAATGTTTGTTCCACCACCAACAGCATTCATTGATGCAAGAGTATCTGTACCATATCTCTGAACCGCACCTCTGCTCATCACAAACTCACCAGGAGTGAGCATGGCAGGAACACTATCTCTATTTGGTCCACCACCAGGAACTTTTCCACCACCCTTAAATGCTGGGACAAGACCACCTTTATTGAATCCTAACGTGTCAGCAGAGAGTGGCATACCAGTCATGCCACCACCCTGATTAATCTCATCCATTTGAGACTTACCAGGATCATTGGGGTCTGCAATAACCGCAGTTCCTTCTTGGTTTGCCTGCACCATTTTAGCGACTAGTGCACCGATTCCTGCTGCAGTCGCTATCGCAAGACCAAAAGGACTCTTTAGGAACATTAAAAACTTTGGAATGACTTTCAGAAGTCCAACTGTCAATCTACCAACAGTTCCTAATATTCCTTTGACTACTCCACCAAAACTTGTACCAAATAAAAGTACAGCAGCAGTCAGAGCGGGCCAAAAATCACCAATGAAACGAATGATGGTTTGTATTTTACCTTGATTTTCTTCATTGCCAAACCACTCAACAATTTTATAGAGTGCTCTTCCAAATAATATCTTCACAAAGAAGTCAATGATTTGATCTAATATCCCTTTGACAGGAGCAATAATTTTCTCTGCTGCTTTCTTTAGACCGCCAAATCTTTTCTCTAATTTATTTTCTGCTGCTGTTCTCTTTTCTCTTTCCGAAGATTGTCTTTCCTTCTCTACTGACTTCTCTTCTATCTTTTGCTCGCTACGAATCGTATTCAGAAGATCATCAAGTTTGCTATTAATATCTTCAAGGATATTCTCTGCGCTATCACCTACAGGAGACTGTATGAACTTCTGCATGGCACCGCCAGGTGCTTTTACAATTGCTCCACCACCTCCAGGTAATGCCTTACCGCCACCACCAGTTACAGTTGCTGCTTGCTTTCTTTCCAGCACCTTATTGACAAACTTCTCAAAGTCTATCTTATCTCCTCTCTTCTTAAACCCTTCCTTTCTCTCATCAGGGGTAAGCGTCTCACCACCAATAGTCCCACTGGCAGTGAGTTCATCAATATATTGTTGATACTTTTCCTCTCCAAAAAACTTTGCTGGTGAGAGTGCTTTAGGTGAAGGCATTACTTTGCTTCTGCTTTAGTTCTTCTTCCTCAAGGTGCTGTTGCAATAATCCAACATAGATGTCTCGTTCCCAAGGCATCATATTTTCAATCTCAGTCAAAGAGTATTTATGGTACTGCATCAAGGAAAAGTTGAGGCGAAAATAACTCATAAGATCCATATGGATCATCGCTACGCGAAAAAAGATGCCAAGCCCTCAAGTACTACCTCGCTTTCAACTTTTGTATTTGGATTCTTAACTTTCACCGTGTGAGAAAGTTTTGGCATTGTCTCAAAGAACTTCTCAATACCCTTGAATTGTGAAGAGTTCATTGACTCAAGGAACTCATTAATCTCTTTCTTTGTACAATCAGCAGCAACCCAAACCTCATCTTCAGTATAGATCTTATCAATACATGATGAAATCAACTCAAAGGATTGATCCATTGAAGTCTTATCATCAAACTCAAAGTTGTTCTTGATGAACTGATCCAATGATGGATATCTCATCTCCATCATAATTGACTTATCAAGTTTGATTCTTTTTTCGTGCTCATCACTCTTGATAACTTGAATGTCATCAAGATTTATTGTAACAGAGACTTGAGTTTCTTCATCATCTGGGCAAATAATATTGACATCAATTTCTTCACCGACAGACTTACCACGAATGTTGAGGAACAGATACTCAATATCAAACGTAGGAAGACTCTCTACTTTGATTCCTTTAGTAAGGATACAGTTTTTGATAA